CTGGTCTACCATTTTAGCACCCAAAGGTTCTAAAACCTGTTCTCCTAAAAAATCTGCTAAGTTTTCAAAATGATCTTGACCACCTTCTTCGGTCACAGCCCTTGGATCAAATGCGATCTCTGCACCACCCTCTTCATCCATAGTAACTTCTACATTACCCTGTTGGTTTTTCTTTTCAATAATCTCATCTCGTTCTTTAACTAATTCTTCCTGTTTTGGAACTTCTATTACAGTCTCTGAAACATTTGGAAGTGGTTTATCTATTGTAGCCATCTATTCGGTTCCCTTTTGGTTTAACAGGTTAAATATGAATCCCTCTCCATCCTTGTATTTTTGATACTGATCATATGCAGTTAACGCTGTACTTATCGCAAGTCCCGGTAAACCCGCAAACCTGCTTATACCCCTAATTGTAGCAGGATTCAATCCTAATCTCAATGCTTTGTTTAAAGCACCACTTCCTGTTGCCACACCACTTACTTTTGTTAATGGCTCCATAGTTGCAAGTCCTAGCCAGTTTAATGGATTGCTTGCAATCTCTGCTGTGCCTTTGCCTTCTTTTACTTGTTGACCTATAAAGTATGAATCTAATAATGCAGTCGGTAATGGAGCACCAATTCTTGCCATTGCTTTACCAACGTTAGCAAGTACGCTTTTGTTAGTTGCAGCTTCTACAGCCCCTGTACCTGCTGTTACTTTTTCTGGATTAGATTTAGCCCACGCTTTTATTTGATCTTGATTAACGATGGTAGTTGGATCTGCAGGATCTACAAATCCTCCTTTTACAGAGTCATAGGATAGTACTCCCTCTGCTCTTTTCATATAGCCACCCTCTAAATTAAAATCTTTAAATATATTTCTTTGACTTTTTAACCTATCTGCTTTTTCAAATTCATCTAATTTATATCTTGGAACGATAGACAATTTATCAGTTGTATTAACAGCAAATCTTTCGCCACCACTTAAACTTTTTGTTTTGTTAACTCTGTCTACATATCGTTTAAAATCCATAAACTCTTTTGGAGTTACATCTACATATTTTGTTTTACCTAATTTGTCTGTGTAAGATGAAGCAGCCACTGGATCTGAAGTAAACCATTGACCTGATAAAAGTTTTTTCTTTGCCTCTGCTTCTGATACACCAAAAGTTTTAGCCATCTCTTTTATGGTTGGTCCACTTCTAAGTTTAAATCCTTCACCTCGATATAAACGAATAAGTTTTTGTGCGGAGTCTTTTACAGCTGCAGTTTCTTTTGTGTCTGCAGGAATTTTAGAAATTATTTGTGCAGCTTTTTCCGGATCTTGTGAAATTGCTCTTTTACAATCACCAGGCAAACCACCATTGGATAAAAAGTTACAGACTAAAATTTGTTCTTTATTAGTTAATTTATTCTCTGCTAAATTTATTAATGTAGTTTTTAATTTTTCTTCTGTCGCTTCAAAGTATGGTCTTGCTCCTTTAACATCTAAAAAATATCCTTTTTCATCTGCTAGCTTTTGTAAATCTAATCCTTTCTGTTTCCATTTTTCTAAATCACCTTTTCCATAAACGGATTCTACATTAGTGCCTGGTATTATTTCTGCAAGTTTTACATCTTCACCTGCTTTTCCAAATTTTTCTTTAAGAAGATTTAATTTTTTACCTCTGGTTATTGTATTAAATCTTTCTATTTTATCTAAAACTTTAGCTTGATTATTTTTGTTATCATCTAAATAAGCTAACGCTCTAGATAAATCTCCTTGATAATGTCTTAAATGTTTTTTATTTATATCTGCTTGCGTAAGATCTACAAAGGTAGCATAAGGTGCTATCTTATTATTGTATGATCCTTTAACACTTGTAACTTCATTAATACTAAACTTATCTTTTATTTTAAGACCTTTGAGAATCTCATTCATTTTATAAGTGTAGTCTTTTTTAAATTTTTTAAATGTATTAAGTTTGTTTCCAAGTTCTCTATCTACTTGGCGTAACCCTTCGTCGTAAAGAGAATTGGTCCAAGGATTGTCCATTTGTAGATCACTAATATTTTTAAATATAAATTTAGCTTTTGCTTTATTGGGTTTAACATTTACACCTCTAAACTTTTCACCATCATATGCTCTTGCTAAAACACCCATTGCGTGAGCTGCTTCGTGAGGAGTTGATCCTTCACCTAAAACTTTTAACGCTTTATCTAAACCCTCTTCAGTTGTAAATAATGTTTTGTTTTTAGTATTTAATAAATCTTGTATCTCATCATTAGATGCAAATAAATTTGCTCTATCTTTAGTGGTCTGCATAAGCATAGGTCTATCTGTAAACTCACTAAATTTTTTTATTTTTTTATCTATGTTTGTAGAGTCATAAAAAGTCCCTCTGTTTTTTAATACAACAGGTTTAAATGTTTCTCTAAATAATTCACCAATATCTCCGTGCTTGCCTGCGTAGTAAGCATCTAAAGCTGCTTCTGATTTTTTTAATCTTTCAGCTAGTTCAGGTTTAGTAATATAATTTTTAGGTAATATCTTTAAATCTTTTTTAACTTTTTCTGTGGTTCCAACAATTGTATTCTGTTGATCTTTAGTTAAATCAAAAAAATCTTTTTTCTTTAAGGCTTTTAATTTTTTATTAACTTCATCTCTAAATACAGGATCATTTTTTAAGGCTTGTATTAAAGGTTTATCTCTTTTAAAAATATTTCCTTTTCTAATTTCATAACCGTCAAACAGCTCTGCGTTTTCTTTTTTTAAATTAAAAATTTTATTAATGCCTGGTTTACCGGAAGGAGGTTCTGGTAAGTTGAAAAGTTTTGCAACAAACTTTGCAAACTCTGTATTGTCTACAATTCTTACACCCTCATACTCTATGTAGTTATTAGGATTTTTAAGATATCTTTTTATTGCTTGTTCTTGTTCTTTAGATACTGTGGCCACTATCGCCTCCTAGTGAACATCGTAGCGAGGCCGCCGTCTGCGTAATCACTATGTAGACCACCACCGCCACCACCATAAGGATTAGCATTAGGACCTCTACTACCATCATAGCCTCTAGGGTCCCTATCAAGTCTTGTTTGTATATTTTGAATCTCTGCTTTTCTAGCTTTTGCTGCAGCTTCTTCAGCTGCTTTTTTTTCAGCTGCTTTTTGTTTTGCAAAGTCTACTGCTTTTTGAATACCCATTCTAGCAATGTTAAATGGTGTTGGAATATTTGAAAAGGCAGAAAACGCTCTTGCAATCTGTCCTTTAAAAGTTGGACCAATACCATAAGCTTCTGCTTCGTAATCTACTACATCTTTATTTGCACCTAATCCAAAATTTTGTGACGAAAATCCTTTGTCGAAAGTTTTTATATCTCCCCCTCCACCACCGTCTCCACCACCTTGATTAATTATATTAGTCGCTGTATTAGTGACAGGATTTGTTGTAGTTAGCGCAACGTTATTTAAACCTCTCGCTGATAGCGCATCGGCGATTTCTTGATCTGTAAAATTATAATTCTTCATCGAGTTATAAATCTGTAATGCTTGGCCTGTTAATGGATCACCGCCCATAAACAATCCTACTCGACCACCGTCTGCCATTTTTTCTACAGGTCTTGTTTCAAATTCTATTTTAAATAAATCGTTAATAGTTTCATCACCTCTTAAAGGCACACCTAAAATAGCTTCTGCTCTTTCGTAGTCGATAACTCTTTTGCCTTTTACTTTTTTAGTAAATCTTTCTAATAAGTTTGCAGCTTTTAAAATTTCTGGAGTTTCTTCATACAAACCTAATTCTTGTGTTCTTAAAACTTTTTTAATAATGGAAGGATCTACCGCCTCCATCATTTCAATAGTCATTGGTCCTGTTGCTTGAGAAATACTTGTTGGTGGAATATCATCTACACTTCTAAACATTTTTTTATTTGCTTGTGCTTCTGCAAAATCAGCAATTTTACCTTTGCCTGTTTCTATTAATTCCATTATTCCTTGTTTACCTCTTTCAGCACCTTCTGCTAAAAGTTTTAAAAATCCACCACTAACTGCAGGCACTCTGCCACCATTTGCCATTTTTTCTTTAAACAAAACTTCTATGCCAATCGATCCGCCGTCCGCTTTCGATTCAAACTCTCTACGTCTTCGTTCTATGTATTGTGTTAATGTTTCGTCTGGTCCAACGTCTGCACCTAATTCAAAATCATCTAATAACTGTGCATATTGTTCTGATGTCATCAGTAGTATTCCCTCTCTATTCGCGGCAATGGTTCCTCCTTGTAATCATCAGGCAAGGTCACAAAACCTCCCTGTCTAAAACGCATCAACGCCTGTGTTGTACTGTCCACCAAATCATCATGATCTCCATAAGGAAATGATGCACACTCCTCTATAACCTCATCTGCAAAGTCCTCGTCAGGAGCCCAGATTATTCCAGACTCGAACATCGGAGAGACGCTAGCAACTCTAGAGAATTTATCCTGTCCTTTGCTAGGTGTGAAATTTATAACAGGTATCCCGATTTTTCTCAACTCATAAGTTAGTGGCTGACCAGAGGCCTTTGCCTCTATGATGACGGTATCAGGTTTCCAATAATTATACTGCTCCAGTGCCT